CTATTATATCCAAAGTATTTTTTAACGGCTTCTATATCTTTGTCGGCCAACGTTTTCTGCCACGGTTGGAATTTCCGTTTCATTGACCTGATAGTATTTAGATAAAACAAATACTGCATATCTTTATCCAACGCCGGATTGATGTTCATCTCGTTGGCATATAGAACACAGTCTTGATGGAATGACAAGGCACGGTTGACCACAAAAGGTACATAATCTTTGTAATCGTGCTGGTCTTGAAAAGGATTCTTTTTAGTTTGTAGGATTGATGGCACAATCTCTTTAAATAAATCTGGCATTATTTGAACTCACAGTCCACCATAATTTCTGTGAGGCAAGCCACCATATTCAGTTCGTGGTCTGGAACAAATGCTGCTTGATATTGATATTTTGCCAAATGAAGTACCAATTGTGGCACAGAATTTGGTTTTAAAGATTCATAAAGACTTTCATATAACTTACGATAAATTTTAACAGGATCATTATCTAAATTATTTGTAACCCATTTACGAACAGAACCAAAATCTTTTTCTTTTAACGATGTAACCAACTCGCTAAGTTGTATATCAGCAACAGAGGAAAGAATACCAGTATCGATACTTCCAGAAACGGCATATCTTTGAAGTTCATTAAGAACCCTACGATTGTCCGGAAAATGTTTTGTAACGACTGCTGCGACAACAGATTTGTCATAAGGAACTTTTTCTTGTTCCAAAATCCATTCAACTCTTTTAAAGAATGCTGCAGCCATCTTTTGTTTAGAACCGTTGATTTTAAAATCGATAACAGAACAACGAGAGTGGATCGGATCGATAATACGATTTTTAAAATTACAGGTAAAGATAAACGAACAGTTGGAAGAATATTCTTCAATTGCACCTCGCAACGCTGGTTGAGTTGAATTAGGATTAAGATAGTCTGCCTCATCTATGATGATGACTTTGCGACCACCCATGAGAGAAACCGATGAAGCATAACTTTTGATTTTAGTACGAAGAACATCAATACCAGACTCATCAGAACCATTGATAACAATATAGTCGCAACCAATTTCTTCACAGAGGGCTTTTGCAATCGTAGTCTTGCCAACGCCGGCAGAACCCGATAATAGTAGGTTTGGTATTTCTTTTCGATTGACATACTCTTGAAAGGTGGATTTAATTGCATCTGGCAAGATACAGTCTTCCACCCGTTGTGGCCTATACTTCTCCACCCATAATAAATGCTCGCTCATTCAAAACTCCCATAATATAATTAAGATAAAACACAATTTACTACCATTCTATAATCTGAATTCTTTGGACAATTTCCTCCGTGAATTAGATTTGAATCAAATATAACTGCTCTGCCTTTCTTTGGTGTAACTCTCGAATGTTCTTTTATAAGACCAAGAGGTTCACCTAGAAAATACTTATCATAAAAGATTGTATCACCATCTGCATCATTTACATAGTACAATAATGTTTTTCTGCCAACACTATTATAAACACCATCAAGCAGACGCATACCATCAGTATGAGGTTGTTGTCTTGTTGGTCCTGCTTGTGGTAGTAAAAGATTGGCTTTGATTCTTTGTAGGAAAGTATCCGTCTCTCCCATTCTTTGTTGATACTCAGCAATTAGAGGTGCAATGTATTGAAAGAATTTACTTTCAATTTCACCATCACGAGCAAACATATGACGGAACTGAATATGCTCTTTGAATGGTTCATCAATATAATAATGTTCATCCAAAGGATATTCACTTACAGACCAAGGAAAGAAAGTCCAAGGAAACTCATGACTAGTTAATAATCTTACGATGGAATCTTGAAATTCCACCGGAAGAAAATCATCAATAACTAAAGGTTCCATTAGGCAGGTACTACTGTGCCTTTTTTCTCATTTGCGATCCAATACTGAATCTTATCTTTTGTATTGGTGAAATGGGTTAGACCTTTGAAGGAGATTACGGCAGAATAAGTGCCAGGAATCATTTTGAAATTGTCTGTGTTATAAACAATCTTATACTTCTTGCCATCGCCTGTGCCAATTTCAAGTGAATTGGTATGTGCAGCATCATTGTCTTGGTCAAAAGTAACGATTTGAATTTTATCGCCATCAGATTCAACGGCAATATTAGGAGACTTCAATACTGAACAAGTCTTTAGAATCCACTCGTAATCTTCTGCTGTCAATGTAAACTCAACATCCTTAGTAGGAAGATTTAAAGTTTTTTCTGGTGCAACAGTAATCATTGAATCGGCAGTTTTACGATACTTAATTTTCTGACGACCATTTTGAAAGTTGATATTCTTCTCATCAAATACCAATTCTGCTTTGTCTTTAAACAAAGAATGTACTGATAAGAATTCATTCAAATCTTCAACACAAAACTCATCATCAAAAGCATCTTTGATTTCTGCTTCGGCCATAACATTCTTAGAACCAGAAATGGTTTTTAGTGTATTGCCTTTTTTAAACTTTAAACCTTGATTGATTGTAGCAAAGTTTTTAAGTACTACGAGGGTTTCATTTGACAGCTTCATTTACTTCTCCATTATCTAAAAAATTAATTGTATCATGTTCGTACAAAAACATCAAGCAGCACAACGCATGTGCCAAGTGATTCTTACCAGTTTCTTGGTCATTTTGTTCACCAGATTTCCAAGCCCACAGATGCCGTTGTGCAGCATCAAAATATCTACGCTTGGAATCTGGTACTTTTTTCCAATTATCCGGTTCATACTTCTCTGCACCAAAAGTTAAAATCTCTACTGTTGCTTTAAGTGCATTTGGTGGCACTAAACCATACTGCAATTTACCGCCATCAAATTTACGACCACCTGTGGTTGCAATCTGTGATGCCTTTACTTTATCAACAGAAGAATGTTCAAATTGATAATCTGCCGGACCATAAGATGTTTTTACTGAATTATCATGTAATCTTAATGTATAAGGTTCATTGGTGACAGTATTCTTTTCATAATCATATCTCCATGTAGTATTAGCCATTGTTTTGAAATTACTTTCTAAATGTTGTTTCATCCAATCTTCTGGCGGCTCATGCACAGTATTTTTACCATCAGGTGTTCGCATTACATTTCTCCAACATAGTTAGCAACAGCAGGCATATCTCCTTGGAAATGATAAGTTCCAATATGAGATGTTCTCATCCATGGACAGAGGTGGATTGTGCCACCGATTTTACGCCACATCTGACAGAACATATAATCTTCTGATAAGTAACGGTCTGAACCTCCGCCTGTAATAGAATCTTTGGAATCAATTACAGTATCAAAGAAGGCATGAATGTAACGAGAACCATCAAAGTGTGCCTGACCAACGTGGTCTGGTTTGTATCGAATCATTGGATATGCTTCTTGCATTTTAGCAAATACTTCACGCTTAATCATCATGAAGCCAGTACCAATTTCTAACACTTCAAGTGGCTCAGACACAGTAAATTGTGCCGTACCTTTAACAGGATTGAAAACATAATCACCTGTTACTTTTGCCAAAAGGTCAGCATCAATATCAGGATTCTTTTTAATTGCTGTCTTAACAGATTTCCACTTAATTGCTTTCTTAGGATAAGGACCGCCCGATACATCTTTGTCCATGGCCAATAAAGCGATTACATCTTGTGGATTGAAATGAATATCAGAATCGATAAACAACATATGAGTGCAATCGGAACGATGGATAAATTCGTCAACAAGATAGTTTCTTGCTCGTGTAATTAGGGACTCATTGAATAAGAATGAGAATTTGATTTGTACGCCATATTGCATACACATACCTTGTAAGTCAAGGCAGGCTTTCATATAGAGACCGTGATTTTGGCCGCCATACATTGGGGTTGCTACAAACAGACTCTTTGTTTGTAAATCTTCTTTTTTAATTGAAATTTCCATTTGTGCTCCGATAATTTAAAAAAGGGGGACCGAAGTCCCCCAACACACAGATTAAGCTAATGAATAACCAGCTTTGAGTGCAGCCTTAACTAAACCCTTAGTTGGCTTACCCATACGATAGAAAGCAACTTTCTTACCATCAACAGTTTTCTTGTTGGTGTAGATTACATGACCTTCTTGACGGAGTTCGTCAATGCGGGCGGTAACATTGGTAATGCCGAAACGGCGTTGTGCTTGTTTGACAGTAAAAGTGTTGTAACCAGAAGGTTGTTGTAAAGCGTTCAACATCTTTTCTTTAGCAGATAAATTGCTCATAGTAATACTCCATAGTAAAGTTAAAAAATCCTTGCGTGTTGCAAGTTCTCACATCATATCATTATGTATGTGTGTTTGTCAAGCATTTATCGACCAACTTGTGGTAAATATTTTGCTTTTGTTTCTTCCCATGATAGGTAAATCAAATCATCATAAAAAAGAGTTTCATAGGATACTTTATCTTTCTTTTGGAGCTGTCTAATTCTTGGTTTTGCGTAACGAGTTTTCCAAATAGTTGCCAATGCCTCATTACTGGTATCAAATGATTTTACCAGTTTATCTTCCGTAATTTCTTTACGGAGAAATTCATTGGTATTATTATAAAGTGGACTAAAGTAAATACCACGTTGATGTTCGGTACGAATCAATTCTTTTGGTATTTTTAGTTGTGAATAAGCAAAGTTTAAAGACCTATTCTTATGGTCACGTTTTAATGGAAGTCCTTGTGGATTTTTTGCTTCCCACCATTGAAAA